GGCCAGGAATTGGTGCATCAAAAGGATTACCAACTCCTTCTTTGTATTCTTTTTCTTTCATTCTATTTCCTATAAATTAAGTTTTAACAACTGTTTTTTCTGATAATGCTTTTTTTCTTATTAAATATTTATTTAATCTATTTTCCCACATCATATTTAATCCCTCTGCATTAGCAACTTGAAGTGCACCTCTTGGCATAGTTGACTCAGCACTTCCAGCTGGTGAACGTATTGGCATTCCAAATTGTCTAAGATTTATACCTCTTGGCACAAATCTTTGAGATGATGATCCTGTAGAACTAGGAGACATTAAACTAGTAGCTAAACTTTTTCCAATTTTCCCACCTGCACCAGGTAAAATTTTGTTTCCAAAATATCCTGCTGCTCCTACTACAGCTATTTTAAATATATCTTTTAATTTCATTAAATATCTCCTTATCCATCATTTTCATCTGTTCTAGTATTATAAAGTAAAAAACCAAATCTACCTATTAATTCATATAAAGAATCTCTTGATGCTTGATCTTGTAAATCTAATGCAGTAGATCTTTCAAGAGCAGCCATAGCTAAATTATGATTTCTATTTTTAGCATTTTCAGATGATGTATTTACCCATGATGCCTCATCTCTCCATTGCTGCCATGCAGATGATAAAGCCCAGTTAGATATGTTTAGTAAATTTTGTGCATTAGCTTGATTAGCAGCATTTACTGCAGCTGTATTTGCAGTGTTAATAGCTCTTCTCCATACAACATTTGATTGATCTATTTCTCTTTGATTTTCTACATTAAATTGATCTCTATTATTTTGCAGTGTAGCATTATATTGATTTATAGTTGCTTCTCTTTTTGCATTAGCTTCATTAACTGCAATAGTATTTTGTGCATTTAGTGCTGTAACTTTATTTTTTTCTGCTTCTGAAAATTTATTCATAGCATCTATTCTAGCAGCATTTTGATCAGATATAGTTGTAGCTAATTTATCATAAAATTGATTTACTTGATTTTGACTAGTAGCATTAAATTGAAATGCAGCATTTGCAGCAGCTTGATCTGATAATAAAAATGCTTGTCTAGTATTTATATTAGCTAAATTAGTTTGCTGCCTATTAGACAAGTTAGCCATATCTACTTGAAGATATGCTTGTGCGTTTGTTAGTGCTGCTTGTTGATTGTTAGATAGATTTTGAAAAATCATATCTTTGTATGTAGCAGCATCTGCAGCAGCTATTGGAACAGCAGAATTTAAAATACCTTCAGCTAATGCTTGAGCAGCCATAGAACTAGCACTCATTCCTCTGTTAGCCATGGCAGCTTCAGTAGCTTTTGCAGCACCTCTAGCCCATACTGGTAGGGGATTACCTGAAGATATTGCTGTTTCTACTTCTTGCTGTAAACTTGCAAGTTGACCTCTAACTGTTGCATCAGATGTTATAACACCTTGTGCAGCTGTCATAGGCTGAGATAGTGTGCCTTGTGCAGCTGTTGCTGTAGGTATTGCTCCAGCTACTTGTGCGGCTGTAAATTGTGAAGCAGTTTGTGGTGCAGCAGCAGTTGCTCCCACACTAGTCATAGTTGTAGGTGCAGCTATAGTCGGTGCTGTAGGTGCAGTAGGCGTAGCTGCTTGTACGTTAGTTGTAAGTGTTGGAGTTACAACTAACTCATTAGGTCCAACATTTTGTAATTGTGGACTTATTGTTGTTCCTACAGGTAGACTAGCTTGACCTAATAAACTATCAATTAATGATACCGCCTTAGAACTTCCTGTTTGCTCACCTTGAGCAGGTGTCAGTGTGCCTTTTGGCAAAACTGTATCTACGGGTGTAGCAGGTGTCTTAGGTGGTTCAGTAGTGTTAGTTGTATTTGTCGTTACCATTATCTCCCCTGTCTATTATATTTTTTGTATCTACGTTTTTCATCTTTGTTTTTTGATTTTTTGTGTACCCGTGGTCGTTTCTTAGGCTTTGGTCTTTCAACATACGCCTTAAACTTCTTAGCCATTATTATGGTTTAGTTGGCCACGTAGCTTCTTCACATTTTTCTACAGTATCTTTACCTGCAGGAAAATCTCTTAGTTCCTGTCTGTATGTTTTCATGTCGTCTGACATAGTAACATCAGATAAAGCATAGTAATCAGTCTCAGCAAGAAGTCTATT